ACTAATCCTACAGTAAAACGTACTGCTCCGAAATCACTTAACATACCTAAGAATACTTCTACTAATACGCTTGGCGGTGCTGGTGAACGTTCTCCTAAGCCTACTAATCCTAGCGCAGCAAATGCTAAGACCGTAGCGAAGAACGTTGCTAAGGTAGCAGGTAAAGCTGGTGGATTAGCCAGTTTAGTGCTTCATTCCGAGAAGTTAGGTGAAGGTAGCGATCAAGTACCTGCTGGTAAGAAGCTACACTCTTCTGTCAAGCCTCTTAACAGCGGCGAAACTACAGCCCCTAAGAAATCTACATCTTCTTTTGGTGCTGCTTTCAAAGCTGCGCGTAAAGCTGGTAAGAAGACATTTGAGTGGAACGGTAAGAAATATTCTACAGCCACTAAAGATGACGTTAAGAAATCCAAGAGTAAGGACTTAGGCGAACACTTAAACAAGAAACAAGGCAAAAAACCTACTTCATTTGGTGCTGCATTTAAAGCAGCTAAAAAAGCAGGTAAGAAGACCTTTGAGTTTAACGGTAAGAAATACTCTACTAAAACTAAATAACTACCCCTTTATTACGGAGACAGTATAAAAATGGTAGACACAGTTAACACATTTGAAGAACCAACCGAAGACGGGCAGCACACCTTAGATATGCTGGAAAAGGCAGAAAGCCTTGAAGCTCCTGAAGTAGCTGACCGTCCTGAATGGTTGCCAGAAAAATTCAACTCAGTAGAAGATATGGCAAGTGCCTACTCTGAACTGGAACAGAAGTTAGGGACAGGCGAAGAGCTTGACCCTGAAGAATACGAATACGAAGAAGAGTTAGCTGAAGTCGCTGACACTCTTGAAGAGGCTGGCCTTGATTTTGGAGCATTGTCCCAAGAGTACAACGAACTAGGCGGCTTATCTGCGGAAGCTTATGCTGCACTTGAAGAAGCAAACATGCCCCGTGAACTTGTTGACCAATTTATAGCTGGTCAGGAAGCAGTGGTGGCACAAATGCAAGCACAGGCATACGAACAGGTAGGTGGACAGGAGGCATATGGCGATATGGTCACATGGGCTTCTGAAGCATTACCTGAAGCTTCTATTGATGCTTTTAACCGAGCTATTAATAGTGGTGACACAGAGACAGCGAATCTAGCGATTCAAGGGCTAAATGCTCAGTACCGTTCTGTTAACGGCAGTGAACCATCACTGGTTATGGGTGAAACATCAACCGTTAGAGGTGGGGTCTTTGAGTCTGCCGCCCAACTCACAGCAGCAATGCGTGACCCAAGGTACGGAAGCGACCCTGCGTATCGACGAGAAATTGCTACCAAATTAGCGCGTAGCAACGTTCTTTAAGATAACTGTCTCCGCAATACCCCTTGGCCCTCCTAGTGAGGGCTTTTTTCGTTTTAACGAAGCACAGAAATTACCCCGAAGACCTATTGACCCTTTGCGGAGGACAATCTTTCAGGGAAAGGAGTAAAGAAGATGCTGAGTAATAAACAACAAACATACACTCAACAACTTTTAATACTTTTTAATAGGTAAATTACAATGGCATTACCACATCAAAACCCATCACGTTTGGGTCAAGTAAACGCAACTGGTGACGATCGTTCACTATTTATGAAGCTGTACGCTGGCGAAGTTCTGACTGCATTTGAAGAGAAAAACATCTTCATGGGTCTGCACCGCACCCGTACAATTTCCAACGGCAAATCTGCTAGCTTCCCATTAACCGGCACTGGTTCTGCAAAGTATCACACTGCTGGTACTATGATCGAAGCCGATGGCATGAAACACGGTGAGCGTATCGTTACTGTTGACGATTTGCTAATCAGTCCTCAATTCATTGCCAAAATCGACGAAGCAATGAACCACTATGAAGTGCGTTCTATCTACTCTAAAGAGTCTGGCAACGCTTTATCTAACACTGCTGACCGTAACGTTGCCCGTGTTATCGCTAAGGCTGCTGCAATCACTAACTCTACTCAAGCTGCTGCTTCCTTCGGAACTGCATTTGACGATGAAACTTACACCAGCAACGTGACTATCGGTACTACCGCTGCTCACGCTACAGATGGTGCTAAGATCGTTGCTGCTATCTACGCTGCTCTTGAAGAGTTCGACAAGAAAGACGTTGGCGGTAAGAAGGTATGTGTACTACCTCCTTCACAATACTACGCACTACTGAACGTTCCTTCCGTAGCTAATGCTGCTTGGTTGAACAAAGACGTTGGCGGTAACGGTTCCGTATCTGGCGGTGTTGTTCCTAACGTTGGTGGTGTTGAGATTCGCATGTCTAACCACTTGCCACAGACTAATCAATCCTCTGGTTCTTCTGATGTTGAGCCGGTTACTGCTTCTCGTACCGCTGCTTACCGTGGTGATTACTCTAAGCTAAGTGGCTTGATCTTCTCTGAAGACGCTGCTGCAACTGTTAAGCTGCTGGATTTGGCTGTTGAATCTGAATACCAGATTGAACGCCAAGGCACGTTGATGGTTGCTAAATACGCTATGGGTCACAACATCCTGCGTCCTGCTTGCGCTATCGCACTAAACAAGGTCTAAACGATCTTGTAGTCCACTAAAGGGTGGGGAGGCTTCGGCTTCTCTGCCCTTTTTTTTCATCTTTCACGAAGGGTAACAAATGAATTTAACAACTCAATTAGAGGCAGTTAATACACTACTCGCTACGATTGGCGAATCCCCAGTTAACGCCCTGAATTCTGGCTTAGTTGAAGCAAGTGATGCTGAACAAACACTAGCTAATGTTAGTCGTGAAGTTCAAGCGAAAGGGTGGTCTTTTAATACTGACTTGACCTTTAAGCTGACCCCTGATGCGTCAGGTGAACTTAAACTCCCCTCAAACTGTTTGCATGTAGACACTACAGCATTACGCATGGGTACTGAGTCCGATCTTGTACAACGTGGTATGCGTATGTACGACAGAATTAAGAACACTTATGCCATCAACACTACTATAGAAGTAGATATGGTTATGTTGTTGGGATTTGAGGAACTGCCAGAAGCGGTAAGACGCTACATAACTATCAGAGCTGCACGAATCCTACAAGATCGTTCATTAGGTTCTGAATCCCTACACTCTTATAACTCTAACGATGAACATGCTGCATGGATTGCTTTGGTACAGAACGAAGCTGATGTTGAAGATTTAAATATCTTTGATAACTACAGTGTCCGTGAAATCGCTCATTCCTACAGGTAAGTAAAATATGTCTTTAGTATCGGCTTCAATTCCCAACCTCCTAAACGGAGTTTCACAACAACCTCCTAGCTTACGCCATGCTAGTCAAGCGGAAGTACAGGAAAACGGCTTGTCTTCGGTTACACGAGGCTTAGAAAAGCGGCCCTGTACTGAACATATTGCCAAACTTAGTAACCTTCCTACGTCAAGTACAGCTTTTATACACCCTATAAAATATTCCAGCAACGAGGACTATACGGTTGTCATTACGTCTTCAGGGTTCAGTATTTATGACCAAGACGGTAATAGCCGCACCGTCAAGAATGAAGATGGAAGTACATTATCAGGTGTACCTACTTATATAACTAATCAAGCTGGTGTTGGTTTTGGTGCAAGCCTTAAAGCGGTATCCGTTGGTGATACCACGTTCATTGTCAATCGTACCAAAACCGTTGAAATGGACACCCACACTGAAACAGCCAGACCCCATGAAGCAATGTTTTATGTACGACAGGCTGACTACGGTTTGACCTATGAGATTACAGTAGGCAGTGTGACAGCTAGTTACACCACTCCAGATGGCAGTTCCTCGACTCATGCCACAGAGATTGGCACCGATTACATAGCTACTCAACTACTCAACGACTTAACGTTACCCACTGGATATACTAAAGAACAGATCGGTTCTGCCCTTTACGTATCTAACGCAAGCACTGACTTCAGTATCACGTCTAGTGATGGGGCCGGTGATCGTTTCTTGTATTCCTTCAAAGGTCAAACAATCGACTTTAAGAACCTACCTCGTAAAG